AGGATTATCCATCAGCTGTTTAACGAATGGCACACGTGAATGATACTGTTTAAATAATTCTTCAGCTTTTTCTTTGTTAATACCCAGTTCAGCTTGTAATTTATTTTTACCCATACCGTAAAACAGACCAAGATTTATAGTCTTGGCCTGTTCTCTTGGTATCTCTGCCATCTCAGCAACGATCTGGTGAAAGTCTACATCACCATCTTGGTATGCATCCAATACGTCGCCCACTCCATAGAGATTCTGTAATGCTGCGTAATGTACAACAAGTCTTGGTTCTTGTTGTGAATAATCAAATACACCCCAATCACAACCTTGTTCTGGTATAAACAATGATCTAATTAATGGTCCAAGTTCTTTGTTTCGTGCAGGTATCTGTTGTAGGTTAGGGTTACTATAACTAAACCTACCGGTGACTGTACCACCAGTATCTGATCTAAGTTGGTTTATCTCAGCATGTATTCGTCCTTTATGTTCATGTTTTAATATGGTATCAATAAAAGTGGTATGGGCCTTATTTATTTCACGGGCTCGGGCAATTAGTTTCACAAGTGGGTGGGTGTGATTCTGTAAAAAATTTTTAGTAAAAGATGGAGCATTTGTTTTTTCAGTTCGGTCAAAAGGTAGGTTCAGTTTTTGAAAAACTTGCGCTATCGATCGAGCAGCCCATATTTGGGTATCTACTCCTGTTTCTGTTTTTACTTTTTGCAAGCATTCTTTTTCTTCTGTTAGTAATTTGTGTTTTAATTGACTCGCTGCTTCAACGTCTACTCGCACTCCTAAAAATCGCATATCGACGAGGCATGGAAAGAGTTCGGTCTCTAATTTAAATATATCCTCTATATCTTGCGCATAGATTTCTTTTTTCATTTCTTGCCATAATTCTAAAGTCATCTCAGCATCTCGCTCTGCATACTCACCTACATACATCGCAGGTAATTTGTACATCTCAGACTTAGGATCTACACCCCAAAGCTCTGCTGTTTCTTTCAATACAGCCTCGTTTTTGCCTTTTCCAAGGTAATCCCTACCCATGGAGCCTAAATCGTAACGAAAGCGATTCTCGTCTACGAGAGAGCCAGCAATCATGGTATCCACTATCTCTCCATGTATTTCTAGTCCCGCAGCTCTAATAAAACATACGTCGTACATAGCATTGTGAAATATCTTTCTAGCTGGCAAATTTAGAACCGTTCTAAAGTAATTCATCACCATCTTTTCATCCATGTTACCACCACCTTCGTGTGCGATGGGATAATATCCAGACCAGTTATCAACAGCTAGAGCAATACCTACTATCTTGCCTCTACCTGTAACGGATCCAGATCCCATAGTTTTTAGTTCAGGATCTTTTGTTTCTAAGTCTATTGCTATCTCATCATATTTAGATAGGTCAGGAAAAGATTCTGGTGGTAGCCACTCTGTTTGTGGGCTAAACATTGGTTTCTGTATCATGAGTAATCTCTCTCCAATATCATTTCTAAATAATGTATTGCTTTTTTTATATCTTGTTCTTTACCTTTTACAGAATGCCTGCAAATATATTTTATAGCGTTTCCCTCTGCGAACAAAAGTTTATTTTCATTTATAAACTCTGCTGGTTGTATTTTCATATTACGGTAGTGTTTGCCACCTACTTGCTCTTCTAATGAGCTGTATGTGCTCCCCTTAAATATATCTTTATTTGTCATATGCTGTATCCTTTGTATTCTTGTTTTGGTGATATAATATGTAGATGTTCCTTGGTTCGTGTTGCGCCAACATAGAACAATCTATTCTCATCATCTGGGTTTTTTTCGTATGCATTGTATGTGTTTAAACTTAAGTCTGTTAACAATACAACGTTCTGTGATTCACCACCTTTTGCACCATGTATGGTTGACAAAGTTATTCGTGGTTCCTCGTTTAGTTTTTCTCCATTCTTTCTCATCTTTCTTAAATACTCTACATCTCTTTTGGGTGCATCATCAAATGCTTCATACCAAACTGCATTACTATCTAGTTTTAAACCATAATCTCTTTTTAGTGTAGCAATATCGTAAGACGCATCTTTCAGCATACCTTTGAGTTTAGATCTATCTGTATTATCTTTCATGTATCCATATATTCTCTCTACCTGTTTGTACATCATGGGCTGACCTTTACGTAAGTTCTCCCAATCTTGTGCTGCATAGTGTAGTTCTTGTTCTTTTGTTTTTTTAAATTTATTTTTGTAATACAAACCATTTCTGTACAATGTATCTTCTAATTCGTTTAACATGTATTTAGTTCTGGCCATGACCAACCATTCTCCAGATGTCATATCTATTTGTTCAAAGTCATCGTATCTAGATAGCGCACCTTGATGTGTTTTTGGTTTCCAAGATTTATCTATTCTGTTTCTAATTTTATTTACAATACCCATAGCAATGTTATGGACTTCTGCAGGTATTCTATATGATTGTTGTAATGGCATCATCAAACCTTTTTGTGCAATAAAAGAGTCTACATCAGATCCCGCCCATCTAAATATTGCTTGATCATCATCACCTGCAACAAAAGAATCTGTTGTTTTATTCCAAATACTTTTTGCCATATCCCATTGCATTAGTGATAGATCTTGTGCTTCATCTATAAATACTACGTCAAACTTTGGTGATTTATCTGATTTAATAAAATGTAATATCATGTCATTAAAATCTATTAGATTATATTCTTTTTTGTATCGTTCTATCTCGTTTGCAATGATAGATAGTTTATTTCTTTCAAGGTCAGTGTGATGCTCTGCTAAATCAAATTGTTGTTCTGGTGTAATATTTCGTAACTTTGCAAGATTTATTATTCGTAAGTATTCACTATCAGATGTAAAGATACCATTGTGATCGTCTTCAAACTTAGCATAGTTAACAGGAAAACCTAATTTTTTTCCTAAATCAACATAATGCCTGCGTTGCATAACATCCTCTTTTTTTACACCAAGTCTTCTAAACGCTAGTGAGTGTAATGTTCTAAAATATGGTAAGTCGTCCTCTGTAAGATTAAATTTTTTTATAGCTCTATCTCTTGCTTCGTATGCAGCTTTTTGTGTAAAGGCAAAGTATCCAATTTTATCAGGATCTGTTTCTTTTAAATAATCATCTACTTTGTTTAACAAAGTAGTTGTTTTACCTGTGCCCGGTGGCCCTAACACTATTGTTTTCATTAGTATGGATCTTCCTCTTTCAATTTCTTTTGTTTATACTCATCTGTCTTTTTGTCAAACTCTTTGACTATAAATACAGATAACTTTTCTTTACCAATCCTTTTATTATCACATTCACATTTTTCTTTTAATAGCTGTGCTGTTCTTGAATAACCAAGATCCCATCTTCTACGCATTAAAAACTGATGGTAGAATCTATCAAATACAAAATGATGATGACCATCTGATGTCCACACACCACCTTTTCTTAAATCGTTTTTGTCTGTTGACACTTGTCTGTTTAAACAAAACTCTTCTAAATGATTTTGTAATTGATCTTCTGTTCGTAATCCCTCTGCAGGCTCTGTGATTTCTGCATTGCGTAATAATAAATCTGTAATTTGTACCCAATCTTTTTCTTTTAAAGTTATCGGTCTAGTTTTTAATTGTTTCATACATGCCTCCTGAAATAAACTTTGCTGTCTCAAGTATTTTACATTCTCTAAGTATAATCTTTCTCCGTCTACGTTGAGATAGTAGTAAGGGTCCTCCAAGTCTATTACCTGGAGGTCGGATAGCCCAGGAAATAATATCTCCTGGCCGATACCATATTTTCTAGTTCGACATAATGTTTTATCACACATACTACACATGGGTTCATCTTTACATTTATACCCCCATTCTTTTTTATCATGTTGTGTAACGACTATCTGCACCTCTGAATCTGACAATGGTTTCTCCATCGCAGTTGCGTTAAATAAAATTAATTTTGACTTCCACTCTGCTGGCCACTTTTGTTTTGCATACACACCATAATGAAACAATGCATTGTTTCTACCACCTTCACCTATCTTGTTCATAGCTAATGTTTCAATACAAGGTGGTCCATCACTATATTCTGATTTAGGTCTTTTTATTTCTAATTCTTGTAACATATCAGGATCCAAATAGTTTCCTGTATACAAATTAAAAAAATCATCCAGTGTAGCAGCTTCGCCATTTTTTTTAAATGCATGTCGAACAGAATTTTTATAATTAAAATATGGTAAGTTTAAAAAATTTCCTGTATCATCTTTCGATTTTAATTCTGTTTGTTTAGGAAAAACCTCTGATCCGCCGTATCCCAATACAGCTTTTATTTCCATCAACTTATCTCTCATTAATTTTGCTGATACGTAATCTGATGTAAATAAAAATACATGTGCACCACCTGATTTTGATCTACACACAATCAAAGGTAATTTCATGTTTGTTATTTTATCTATTAATTTTTTGTGATCAAAACCTGCATAAGAATCTATGTCAATACAACCCCATCTGCATTGATTGTTATCATTAATAGGAATGATACCTAAATTTTCTTCACCATCTAAATGTTTTTGCCAAAGACTATCTGTTACTGGCTGACGTTTTACAAATGATTTACCTTTTATTTTTGTGCCATTGCCGTTTGTATTTTCTACAATAGTGACACCGTGGGCACGGTCTAACCCTGCAAATATTTCTTTAAACTTCTCTATCATAACAAATGCAACGTGGGCAGCCTACTCTCGCGTGACTGCCCACTACCTAGGATACGGTTAGTATGGTTGTTTGGAGTCTGCTTCTCCGTTACCATGCTTCGCCTCAACCTCACCTTTACCTACGCTAACTGCAAAGTTTTTAGCCATGTCATAGATATTTTTATCTGCAACCGGTCCAACTTTAGTTACGTCCCATCCAAACCATGTTCCTTTGTCGTTTGACATCTGAACGGTTTTTAGATTGTAAATGTGGCTGTATGTTGGCGGAGTAAAAAGTCCGTTTTTACCCTGCATTTTGATACCCATCATCATTGAGTTCCATTTTCTGCTCACTTTTAATTGTGTGCCTTTCATAGAAATCAAAGCTGTTTGTGGTGTGCTGCCAATAGCTAACACAAAGTGTTGTGCAGTGTTATCTAAATAGTTACCGTTTGGTAATCTATCTTTATAGTCTTTACCTCTAGTGGTTTGACTAATTATATCACTATCCGCTTCGTGAATTGCAACAGGCGCACCAGTGCTGGTACCTCTATCTTGCCACTCAATGTATTGTCTTTTGTAATGACAAGGTACAACCATTATCTCATCAAACAACTCATTGGTAACAGTGTTTATGATCTTGCCGGGTTCTGCGCCCTCGACATATTTTGCATCTCTCTTGTTTACCTCTGGAGAGAGCTGACCCAAAACTTTTAAGAATGGTAACGCAAGATCTTCTTGCGATATGTTTTGAGCCCCTTGATTTGCATCAGCTTCAAATAAATTTGTTGCTAATGCTCCTTCTTTTTTTGTTGCTACTTGGTTCATGTTTATTTGCTCCTTTTTATTGTAGTCTTATTTTCAGAATATACTCCAAAAATTTCCGTTGGCATTTCTTTACCTGCCTCAATACGCTCACGGACTAACGCTTTCAGAGTCATGGGCTCAACCTTCATCTTTTGTGTCGGTTGAAACCCATTGCTCTTTGCAAGTTCGGCATAATCAGCCGCCTTGTTATCTTCGTTACGACCAAACGATACGGATATCTCGTTTTTGATTATATCGCCTAAGCCATTTTCACGAAGCCAGTTGTACGCCATCTCTTTGTTTGCCTCACTAATGTGAGCCTTGTATGACGTTGAAACTTTTAGATGTGATCCATCATGAAGTTTTAATTCTGCTAAACCCATTTCAGACATCATGGTTGGTATGACCTCTCCTGATATATGTTGGATTTGTTTTTTCTTTTCTTTGATTGCATCTTCTTGTATTTCAAGTTGTTGTTGCATGGCCTCTAGTCTTTCTACCTGATCTGCAAGAGACTGAATGTTATCAGTTTTTTTCATTGCATCTTGTTGGTCTGCTTCAAAGTTTATTGTGTCTTTCATTTTTATTTGTTGTTTAATGCTCATCTATATCTCCTTTCTCGTATAAATTAATTTCAATGGG